GTCCCGCAGCAGCTTTACCTTCATTGCGCCAAGTGTATTGGTGCCGAAGGGGTTTCAGGGGGCGATCGGAAAGCCCCCTGTGTCCCATCAGGCGCCGGGCTTGGTGAGCTTGACCAGGCGGCCGGGAGCGGTCACGCCGAAGCCGGAGTACTGGCGGCCGACGACCTTGACCAGGTCATCTTCCGCTTCGCTCATGTCGTCCCACTTGACGATGATGCCTTCGCCTTCCGGATAGTTCACCTGGATGGCGCTCAGGTCGCCGACGATGGCGTACATGTCGTTCTCGCTGGCGGCGTCAAAGGCCGGCAGGGCGGAGCAGTACACCTTCGTGAAGCCCGCGAAGGGATCGATGGCAAACTGGCCGGACGCATAGGCGGTGTTGAACTTCGCCTCGGTCAGGCGGTTCAGCACCACGCACAGGTCGTTTGCTTCCTCGCTCAGGTTGGTCGCGGCGTTGGCCAGCACCATGACGCCGGGGGCGACCTTCACCTTCGGGATGCCGACGGCGGTGGCGCCGTTGCTGGTGGAAGCGTCGCCAATCTTGTCGATGATTTCCTTCACCAGTTCCTTCAGGATCTGATAGGTCACTTCGTTGTAGATGTAGGCGATGAACTCTTCGCCGCCCATCGCGATGCACTCGTCAGTCACCCGGACCAGCTTCTTGATGTTGGCGGGGATCAGCTGCACGATGCCGATGGTGATTTCTTCTTCGGTGAGGCCCGTGGTGCCTTCAACGTGCTTCCAGGCGCCGGTGGCGCTCAGCTCGAAGGGCACGCGGACGTTGCCGCGGAAGTAGGTCTTGCGGACCTTGTTCAGGAACTCGTTCTTCTCCCAGGCGGTCTTGATGGTCGCTTCGACCATGTCCGGGACAGGCAGCTGGCCGGACGCGGGCGCGTTCTTGGTCAGCAGCACGGTGCGGCACTCGTTGTCATTGCCGCTGCGGATGTAGTTGGCATACGCCTCCAGGTATTCGGGGGTGTTGCGGATTTCGGAAAGTTCCATTCTCTTTTCCTCCTTGTGTTCTTCTCTGGTTTCGCCGGCGCCGTTCTCCACGGCCTTCCGGGCTTCTTCCTCCGCCTGCGCGGCGGCTTTGCGGGCTTCCAGCTCGGCCTTAATGGCTTCCAGCTCTTCGCTCCGCCTGTCAAGTTCTTCCGTTTCGGCGCCTTCGGTTTCCATGCCGGCGATCTCCGCCTGCCTGGCTTCCAGCTGCTCCACGGTCATCTCGTCAAACTTCATCGCGTTTGACCTCCTTAATGAGATTGTTGAGCCGTTCCAGAGCCGCCGTCCGGCGCTCGTCTTCGGCCTGCTTTGCCCGCTCTTCAGCCAGCTGCTTCCTCGCACTCTCCAGTGAGGCGCGCGCGCTGTCCAGCGTGTCGCCTTCGGAAGCCGCCTGGATGCTTGTCTGCGGGTACGCCGGGAACGCCACGGCGCTCACCTCCAGCACGCGGGCGATGTGCCGCACCGTGCGCTTCGGGTAGTCGCTTTCCACGTCGTCCCAGCTATCTTTATCCACCACAAACATGAAGGACATACCGGTCATGTCCCCGCGCCTGACGGCGGAATAAAGCGCCCTTGCCTCCGCGTTGTTCTCTGTGTCCAGGTCCACGCGGATGTCCATGCCGTTCTCGTTCACGGAGAGCTGCATGGTGCTGTTCTCGTTGTTGTTCCGGCTCCTCGCCAGCGGGATCATGCTGGTGTTGTGTCCCACCAGGAACCGCACGTCTTTCAGGTCGGTCCCTTCCAGCGCGTCCCGCGCGATGGTTTCCTGGCACCATCCCAGGTCTGTCGCCTGCTCGAACACGATCGGCGTCCCGGTGATGTATGTTCCGTGCTGTTCGTTTTCCTCCGCCCTCACCTCAAAGCTGAAGGCGCGCGTCTCCTTACGCGTTTCCATCGTCTTCCCCTCCCAGTTTCAATTTCTGTCCAAATGAAAACGCGGCCGCCCTGTCGTCGATGTAGACGTCCGCGCTGATCTTCCGGCTGTCTCCCTTGTAGGCCCGGATGCGCTCTTTGATGTTCCTGTTGACCTCGTCAAACGTCAGCCCCTGCTCTTTGCACCACTTCACCGCGTTCTTCAGCAGCTTGCCTTCCCTGCATGTGAACAGGATGACCGCGGCCCCGTTTTCCTGCTCCTCGATCAGCTGCCCGATCAGCTCCGTGTTCGGTTCGCCGATCTTCGGCCAGTTCTTTGTGCAGAGCGTCCCGTCAAAGTCAACGGCGATCACTCTTTTCAACCGGGATCACCGTCCGGCTCTTTTGTCTCTTCCGTAATGTCGTAATACTCGCCCCTGGCCGGGATCTGGCTTCCCCAGGGTTCCGGCAGCGGCGCCAGGTTGGCGATCTCCCGCAGCTCGTTCCTGGTCATCAGGCCCCGGTCCGCGAAGGTCTGGATCGCCGTCAGCTTGTCGCTGTTGCTCATATACTGCAGCCGGTTGCTCGTGAAGAACACCCGGTTCCCGTATTGCTGTTCCCGCTCCGTGAACAGCATTTTCGTCATGACGTCGCTGAGCTGGATCGCCAGCCACTCGATCGCGCCTTCATAGAACGCCAGCCAGCTGTCGCCGAAGGCTTTGTTCTGCAGGATGTCCTCGTTTACCGCGAAGTAGTCGAAGACGTTCTGCTTGATCAGCGCCATCTGATCCGCGTCCACCTTGTACGCTTCCTGCTTCAGCTGCGTCACGTTCGTGTACGTGTTCGGGAACAGGATCACGCCGCCGGCGGTCTTCACGTTCTGGAAGGTGGACCGGTTGAACCGCTCCATCTCGCTTGCCAGGTCCTCGTCGCTCGCCCAGTTGTCGCTCTGCGCGCTGAACCGGTAGCTCGCGCCGTTCTTAATGCCTTCCGTGATTCCCTGCCGCTGCATCTCGATCAGGTCCAGCGTCGCCTTCATGGCTTCGTTGCCTTCCCCGAACAGCTCGTTCCGGTACTGGTACCGCGTCAGGATCCCGACCGCGCTCAGCTCCACCGCGGCCCGCTTGTTGTTTGCCAGGTGGAAACGGATGTACGGCTTCCCGTTGTATTCCACAACCTCCCACCGTTCCGGCAGGATGTGCATCACGCCGCTGGTCTCGCCGTATTCGCCCCGCACCGGCACGATAAAGGCCGTGTTCCTTGCGTAAAGGATCACGGCCGTGCGGTACAGGAACTGGCTCCAGGTCTGGAACAGGTTCGGCTGGATCTTCAGCCGACCCTGGAGCGCCGGCTGCGCGCTTCCCTGCACGTTGACCTGCAGCTTCGCCGCGTGCCTCCCGTGCGCGTCCAGCGCGGCCCTGATCAGGTCGCTCTCAAAGACGGAGCCGTTCCAGTTGTGGAACGCCGGCACATACCCGTCCAGCATCTGGAAGGTGTGCTGTGCTTTCAGCGCCGCCGGCTGCTCCTTCTTCCCGAAGATCTTTTCAAATACGCCCATATCTGTCCCTCACTCCCCGGCCTATGGCTGCGGGCTTTGCCCTCCGCCGTTCATCAGTCTCTTCCCAAGTTCCGCCCATTTCAGCTGCCGCATGAACATCGCGTCCAGCAGCGCCGCCATGCCGTCAACGTGCGCCTGCTTGGAGATCTTCACCAGCTTCTTCCGCGGGTGCGCGTAATCCGTGTTGCTCTCCGTCTGCTGCGCCGCGTCCGCCATGTGGATCTTCAGCAGGTCGTTGTCGTCCATGTCCCGGATCCGGCCCTCCCGCAGCATCCCCTCAAAGGTGTCGCTGGTGGCGGAAAGGTTGAACCCCTGCGTCACGCTTTCCAGGTGGAAGCTGCTCCCCTGGAGCGCCTGCACCATGTCCTGCGCGCTCCATCTGTCGTAACCGATCTGCAGCGGATAGATCTTGTAATCCCGCACCAGGCTTCGGAACCACTCCACCACGTCGCCGTAATTGACGAACTCCTCTCCGGAAAGGCTCAGGAACCCCTTCCGGATGTAGATCTCATAGGGCACGTTGTCCCGCTTCGTGGCCTCCTCCAGCCGCTTGTTCGGCAGCCAGAAATGGCTGTGTACCCACAGGATCCCGTCTACCTCTGTAACAATTACTGCGCTCGTTAAATCGATCCGTTGAGACAAGTCCACGCCGGCCACGCAGTATTTTCCGCGCAGCTCCTCCAGCGGCTTCCGCCATCCGAACATTTTCCCGATGTCCTCCGCCCGGAGCCATGCCGTGGACATGCTCTGCTTCAGGTTGCAGTACTTTGTTTTGAACTCGACCTCTTTGCTCAGGCTTTCGTGCGCTGTGTCAATCTCCCGCCGGATGAACTCCCGGCTGACGCTGATTCCCAGCCCCGGCAGGCTTTTCTGCAGCTCTTCCAGGTCGTCCCATTTTTCCGGGTCGTCGATCATGTAAATGACCGGCAGGATATGCTGCTCCCGGCTGTTCCCCATCAGGAACGCCGTGGACCGCTTCATCAGCTCGTCATAAAGGCCTTCGTTTTCGTATCCGCCGGAGGAGATCGCCATCCCCATCGGCTCCTTCCGCGCGCCGGTACCGGAGGCCATGACCTCCCACTGGCGCAGGCCGTTCACGCCCGGCCAGGCCGCCACCTCGTCAGCCACCCGGAACATCG